CTAATTCAATCTTTATTGGATTGGTTGAAGTTGATCCAACTACAGGTTTTCCTTTACTTAATCAAAATGCCGCAAACGAGTTTACTAATAGAGGTGGTATTGATTTTGGCAAATCTGCTGTTTCTACTGCTGCTCAATTGGAAGGAATTGCTGATAGTAGTAGCACTCTAACAACTACTGTAAATGGTGCTACGTTTGCACCTGCTGCAAAGACTACAACTTTTGAAACTTTATTACAAATTCGTGCAGAAGATATGCACGCTCAATCTGCTGTGATTGATACTGCTGCCCCTAAAACTGCCAATACTCTTCGACTGAGTTCGCAAGTTCCTAACGATACTAAAGTTTATAAGTTGTTGATGCGGTTCCGTAATATCGGAACTCCTGCGTCTTCTACTACTGTTGTCATTGCTCGTATTTTGGTTATGGATAACCAAACCCAAGCTGTGCAAATTACTGAAGCTTCAGGTGCTCAAAACGGTTCGCAAGGTTTGCCTGTTAATGTGAATACTTTGCCGGCATTGCCTCCTGGATCTAATGGTATTGGTTACATTGCTCTAACTCCATCCCCTGGAAGTATTGGACCTTTAACTCCATTTAAATTATTGGCTGCTGCAACTACTAATGCAACTTCTTTGAAAACTTCTATTGGCAGATTATATGGTGGCCAAGCTATAAATTTGACCACTTCGGATAGATTCTTAAAATTTTATAACAAGGCTTCTGCCCCAACAGTAGGTACAGATGTTCCGATTTGGACTGTTGTTCTGCCTGGAAATGCCGTAGCTGGTAATGCAGAAAGTATCAATTTGGCTGAAATCATAAGTACTTACGGTTTGGCTTTTTCAACTGGTATTGCTTTTGCGATTACAGGTGGAATTGCCGATAGTGACACTACAGCGTGTTCTGCTGGTGATGTTATGCTTAATTTGAATTATGTTTAGGTGATTGATGACCTTGATTGTCGAAGATGGTAGTGGAGTAGTTGGCGCAGAAGCTTACATAACTGTAGCTAATGCCATTACCTACTTCGCCAATCGAGCGTCACCTATTAATTCTGCTTGGGCTGCTTTAACAACTTCGCAACAAGAACAATATATCCGCATGGGTGCGGATTATATGACGCAAGTTTATCATGATAAATGGGACGGATACCGTTACAATGTCGGTCAAGCTATGGATTGGCCAAGAGTGTGGGTTCCGATTTGGGACGTTGCTAGTTCTTATGGACCTGCACCCAATTTCATTTTGCCAACAGTAGTTCCACAATTGGTTCAATATGCCAATGCTGAATTAGCTTTAAGAGCTTATAGCGGTGGTCAACTTGCTGCTGATTTAGATATTTCCGAAGCATCTGTAACGGTTGGACCAATTAAAGTTCAATATGATTTAAATGCTCCGCGTTATCCTATTTATCGTCAAGTTGATATGATGTTGCGACAATTCTTTAAAAGAGGTGGTGGAAACTCTGTTCAGTTGATGAGGACTTAATGTCTGGTTTGGATAGCATTGCAGGTCCTTTAGCTTTAAAATTAATTGCTAAATTTGGAACACCGATTAGTTATACCAGTGTTGTAACAGGAGCTTATAATCCAGTTACTTCTAGTGCTTCAGTCACACCAACTGTTTATCAAATCAGTGGTGTTATTGATGAATATGCTGAAAGTTTGCGCTTTCTAGGCGAAAAGCTGCAAAATAAAACAAGTATTCAAGAAGGTGATAAAAAAGTTACAATTGCAGCAAGTGGATTGGCTTTTACTCCAAATATAGGTGATTTGATTACAGCATTTGGTGTGCGATATGTTGTAACTTCTATCGCTTCACAAACAAGCGGTTCAGCTATTGCTTTATACGTATTACATTTACGGAAAAACTAATGGGAAGTTTTTCAGACAAACTTGCAGACATTTCTAAAAGAACAATGTTAAAAATCAATGCAGCTACTTCTGAAATTATAATGGGTTGTACAGCTTCTTTGATTGAACGCTCACCAGTAGGCGATCCTTCATTATGGGCTAGTAAACCCCCAAAAGGTTACGAAGGTGGTAAATTCAAAGCCAATTGGCAAGGTGGTCTCAATAGCATTAATTACATTACTACTGATGATATTGATCCTACTGGCGAAATCAGTATGGCTAGTGTTTCAGGGGCTGTACCTGATGATTTAAGCGGTAGTGTTTTTTATATAACTAATTCTTTACCGTATGCTCAAGTTCTGGAAGATGGTTCGCAATCAAAACAAGTTCCACCTGGAGGAATGGTCGGTTTAACTGTTTTGGATTTTAAGAACATTTCTTCTATTGCAATTGCGAAAGTGGCATCATGAGCCAACCAAATATTAGGCAAGCGTTGGAAGTAGTTTTGATTTCCATTGCTCCACAAATTTCAATTGCTTGGGAAAACCAAATTTTCACACCAGTTGACGGTGTGCCGTATGCAGCGGCTTATTTAATGGGGGCGCCCCCGCTTAATGTAGAAATTGGAGCAAATGGGTTAGCTCAAGAACAAGGCATTTTTCAAATAAACTTAATGTATCCTGCTAATGTCGGCCCTGCTGCTGCTGAAGCGCAAGCCGAGTTAATTAGAGGTGTATTTCGTCAAGGCGCTCAGTTTACAAAAGGTTCAACTACTGTCACGATCTCCAAAACGCCCACAATCTCTCAAGGTCGGCCTGATGGCGATAGGTGGATGGTGCCTATAAAGATTAGTTATTTCACTAATGGTTTATAAAGGAATTAAATAGCATGGCTTTACCAGTCGCTCAGGGTATTCTTAAAACCGTTACCATTGCTAAGCAAACTGGTCTCGGTGTTCCAAATCTAACTGCTTCCGCCGGACAACTGTTAAGGCGGGTTACTTCTGTTTCTACGTTTGATCGTAAGACCTACGCCAACAATGAAATCAATCCTGACCAACAAGATCGCGGCGTCAGCTACGGTTTAAATTCCACTTCTCATAAGTTTTCTGGCTTACTTTCTGCTGCTACTTATAAGTTGTGGTTTGGTTCTGCTGTTCGTCAAGTTTTTGTTGCTGGTGTTTCTACCGCTGCTTTATCAATTACCATTGCTGGTGCTGGTCCTAGTTACACAGTTACTCGTAGCACTGGTAGTTACATCACCGATGGTTTTAAAATTGGTGATGTTATTGTATTGACTGTTGGTACTTTTAATGCTGCTAACATTAATAAATATTTACTTGTAATTGGTCTTACTGCCACTGTTGCCACTGTAGTTGTTATTAATACTACTGCAATGGTTGCTGAAGGTCCTATTGCAACTTCTACTGTTTCTGTTGTCGGCAAGAAAGCAATTGCTCCTCTTACTGCTCAAACTAACGATTACTACACGATTGAAGAATTTTATTCAGATATTGGCAAATCTGATTTATTTACTGATGTTAAAGTTGACAAAGTTGATGTTAAAGTTCCGTCAACTGGCAACTGTACTGTTGACTTCCAACTTGTTGGTTTAAACAGGTCTATCAATACTACTCAGCAAATGCTAACCCCAACTGCTGTTGGTAGTAATCCTGTTTTGACTTCTATTAACGGTGACGTTTATATCAATGGTGCGGTGGCTGCTTCCTGCAACGGTTTCACTTGCTCCATCGACAACGGAATTACTGTTTCAGAAGCTATTGTGGGCTCGAATTCCCCGATTGATGCCAATCGCGGTGTTATTAAGGTAAGTGGTTCGTTTACTGCACTGTTTACTGATCAAACTTTGCAAACTATTTATCAAAATGAAACTCCAGTTCAACTTATTCTTGTTGCTTCCGCTGACCAAACTGCAACTGGTCAGTTTATGAGCTTTGTCATGGGTCGCGCTAAAGTTACCACCGATACCCCTGACGATGGTCAAAAGATGATTGCTCGTACTTACAACTATACTGCGGAAATCAATTTAATTGGTGGTGGTGCTGGTACTGCTTACGATGCTACTATCTTGGCTATTCAAGATAGCGCTGCTTAATTAATATTAATTTTATTTGGAGATTGTTATGACTAAGAAACAACCTGTTGATCTTGCTAAAATCGATTTGGCTGCTGATGGTGAAAAGGGTGCAGAATTTGAACTTGTGCATCCTATTACCAATGAGCCGCTAGATATTTATATTACCGTTTTAAGTAAAGAAAGTAATACTTTTAAACGTTTAATTAGAGAAAAGATCAATAGGAATATTAGAGAAGCTTCTATTTTGAAGCCTTCGTCTGGTAGAAATGCTAACATTACAACTGTTGAAAAACAACGTGCTGATAGTATTGAAAATATGGTAGCTTGTACTATTAATTGGCGTAATGTTGTTCACGACGGCAAAGAACTTGTTTTTAGTGAAACTGCTGCTACTATGCTATATACTGTGTATGATTGGATTTTTGAACAAGTTGATAGGGCTATTGGAGACTTGTCGCTTTTTACCAAGAGCTAGGTGAAAATCTTCTTGCTTATTTTAAGTTTGAATTAGAACTTGGAACTAAGCAAGAAGATGGCCTAGCTCTAAAAGATCATCTTGAAACATTAGCTGAAAAACAGGATAAAAGTTTAGATGAAATTTTAATAGATTATGATCTAGGCCCTTATCCTGAATTTCCTATAGATGGTATTATAGTTTGGAAGTATTTTTTTGAATTGCACGATAGAAGGGATTGGGGTGAATTTGGTCCAAAACCCATTGCTTGGAATGCAATTCAATCTTGGCAACAAGTAAATGAAATTAAATTATACGGTTGGGAACTTAATTTAATTTTCCAATTAGATACTGTTTTTATCAAGAATTATGCGGACAGCAAAAAATGAGTGACGATATTGCCACAATTGGTATTGCTGTTGATAGTTCGCAAACTACTACCGCTGCCGCTGCTCTTGATAACTTAACAGCTAGCGGTGCTAAAACTGAAGCTCAGTTTGGTACTCTAGCTGCTAAGAATAATACTTATCAAAGTTCGCTTGCTCAAATGGCCGAAACGGTCATGCAAACAGATGCAGCTTTAAAATCTCAGTATCAATCTACTATCCAACAAGCTACTGCTGAAGTTAATTCTACCGCTGCTATTAATACTAAAACTGCTGCTATTCGCCAACAAACACAAGAATTAGATAAGCTTACTCAAGCTGCTAATTTGTATAATAAACTTACGGCTGGTGGAGCTAGTTCGGCTACCGCCGCGCAGTACGCCGCTGGATCGAGCGGTATTGATGCCGCGTCTATTATAGCCAAGGCGGACGCTCTTAAGGGTATCAAACCTGCTGCTGAAGACGCCGCTGCTGGGATTGCTGGCTTTACTGTCAACACTCGGTTGGCAACCTTAGAACTAGCCAAATTAGTTCCTGCATTAGTTACTGGTAATTTTCGTGGTGCTGCTACCGATCTAGGTGTTTTGGCTTTTGCTAGTGGTGCGTTCAGCGCTTCTTTAATTGGTCTTACTGTTGCCGCCGTTGCCGCCGTTGCTGCTATAGCAGGTGTAGTTTTTGCAGTTGTTCAATACACAGATGCAATGCAAAAACTGGAAGATATTTCCTCCGGTGTCGGCCGCAATGTGGGTTTATCGTTTGAACAGTTAGAAAGCGCTGCGGAAAAAGGTGCTTCTGCTGCTAATGTTTCTATTCAAACTGCTAGAACACAAGCTGAAGAATACGCTGCTTCGGGTCAAATCAGTGGTGAAGTTATTACTGGCCTAATTGGTATTACAGAGGCTTATGCGAGAGCTACTGGCGAAACTGCTGCTAATGCTCAAAAAGAATTAACTAAAGATATTACTGGCGGTTCTAAAGGTGTCGATGACTTAGCTGCTAAGTTAGGCGATGCTTTATCTCCTGCGCAAGTTCAAGCTGCTAAAGATGCTGCTGATAGTGGCGATAAACTAAAAGAAGAAAAAATTCTTTTAGATGCTTTAGTTCCATCTTTATCCAGTACTTCAGACGCTGTAAATACATTAGGTGGTTATTTTACTTTCTTATCTACTAAAATTGGAGAAGCTACTAGTAAACTTGCTGAATTTAGTAAGCAACAACAAATTCAAGCTGGTACTTATAACGGTGCTGATAAACAAGGTCAAATTGCAGCTTTAAGTAACGATATTAATAACAAAGCTCAAGATGATAAAAATAATTTTTCAAATCCTGCTAACGATACTGCTATTGCGCAAGATCGTCAAAAAATTCAACAACTTGAACAACAACTTCAAGATCAAAATCAAAAAAGTCAAGTCGCTTCTGCTAATCAAAACGTTAACAGAGGTATAGGTGTTGCTAATCAAGTTGATCCGAGTGCTCAAAAACTGCAAGATTTGATTGATAAACACAATCAATTAAAAACTGCTATAGATAGTGTTTCACAAAGTTCTGGTACTAGCGCTTCTCAAATTTCTTTACTTAACAACAGCTATACTGTTGTTGGAGACACTATTGCACGCGTCAGTGCTGATCAACAAAAATATGGCGTTAATATTTTAAACAGTGAACAAGTTACTACTAAAGTAGCTCAACTTGAAGTTACTATAGCTGCTGCTACAAAAGCCCACAATGCGGCTTTAAAAGATTTAACTGAAACTGAAATTAAACATCTTCAGAATGATAGTAAGTTAGCAACTACCGATCAAGTAAACACACAAGCTAACGCTGCTGGTCAAAAAGCTGCAATTAGTGCTACACCAAAAAGTAAAGTTGCAAACTTCAATCAAGGTACGCAAAAAGAAGATGATCAAGCTCAAGGTTTGCTAGAAGTTGCTCAAGCTTATTTACAAGGTAACGGTGCTGCTGCTGAATTTAAAGCTGCTGAAGATGCTGCTGCTGAAAGCCTTGGTAAAGGCGCTTCCCAGGCGCAAATTGCTTCGCGTGCTCAAGCCGATCTTAACAAGGCTGTAGATAAACTTTTAGATAGCGAAGCTCAAAAAACTTATAACCAAAATATTTCAAATGAAGCTCAAGCTAAAGCTAATACGGCTGTTGAAAGTGGTGTGTCATCTTCTACGCAAGCCCAACAAGCCATGCAAAAAGAAATTGAATTAAATCCATTGCTTCAAGCTAAACTTGAAGCTCGTGGAACTTTGCAAATTCAAGTTGCTACGGACGATTACAACGCTCGCGAAAAACTTATCGACCAACAATATTATGAAAAAGAAATCGCGGCTGTTGATGCTTATAATGAAAAATTAAATGAGCAAAATACTCTTACACAATTTAAAATCAGTTTGATGGGTGAAAGCACTCAACAACAAGCTGTTGATATTGCACAAGAAACCGAACGTCAAAATTTGATGAAACAAGGTGGTGATAAGTTAGTCAATTCTCAACAAGGTCAATCGGCTATTAAGAATGCTGGTTATACCGCTCAGAATGATAATTTCTTAGCTAATGCTAAGTCACCATTAACCGATAATGACGATAGTACTGCTAAATTAACTGGTGAGTTGCAAGCTCTTGATGCTCAATATCAAAAGAACCAAATTAGTGCTGGCCAATACAATACAGCATTGCGCGGTATTTATGCTGAACAAGCTCAATTAAAAGCTGAAAGTACTGGTGGATTTGGTGACATTCTTAATGCTAGTTTGCAAAAATTAGCCAATACAGGTAAGACAACTACAACGCAATTAACAAATAGTTTCTCTACTTTCTTCGGTTCAATTGAAGATGGTTTTGCCAAAGCTGTTGGCCAGTCGATTGTTTATGGTAAAAGTGTTAGTCAAGCTCTAGGTAGTGTAGCCAAAGAGGCTGCTGCTGATCTAATCAGTTCGCTTGTTAAAATTGGCGAGCAATGGCTGCTAAATGCCGTGCTTGGCGATACAGCTATGGCAACCTCTGCAACGACCAGCGTAGCGACCGCAGCGACAATGTCAGCCGCTTGGGTGCCTGTCGCCACGGCTGTCTCAATCGCTACAATGGGGGCCGCTGACGCCGCTGCAATCACTGGAATGACCGCCGCCTATGCGAGCGGTATCGCCCTGTCCTCGGTGTCTTCAGCGGGCGGCGCGGCGCACTTCGCGGATGGTGGCCCCATCGGTGGTCAAGGGGGACCCCGCGACGATAAGGTGCCTTTGTGGGCTTCTCCTGGCGAGTATATTGTTAACGCAAGTGCTACTTCTTCTAATCGGCAATTGCTTGATTATATCAATTCTGGGAAAAGTTTAGATGGTCGGCATTTTGCTAATGGCGGTATGGTTGGAGCTAATTCTAACTATCCTGGCGCTGCCAACGGAAATATGGGCGGCCAAACTAATCATTTTGATTTTAGCGGTGCTAATTTCGGTGGCGCTGATCCTGACCAAATACAGGCTCGTTTTGAGAAAGTAATGAAAGAGCAATACGAACCGCGCATTACGCAAAATGCTGCTGGCTATGCTGTTGCTGCTGTTAATAAACAAAATAAACGTTCTGTTTTGAATAAGAGGTAATTAGTTGAGCACGCTTATTCAATTCCCACAAGATCTACGTATCGGTTTTAAAACTGGTACGATGAAACTAAATAGAGCTACAACTATCTTACGCTCGCCATTTACTGGTAAGCGTCAAGCTTTAGTCAATCCATATGCATTATGGGAATTTAAAGGCTCATTTGCAACTATTGATGCGGATGCTGCTAAACTATTGCGTTCGTTTTTAGTTCAATTACAAGGTCAAGGTAATAAGTTTCAATTTCCTGTTCCTGGGATTTGTCTTCAAAATACTGTTTACAATGCTAATGCTAGTCCGTTGGTTAATGGTGCAAATCAAATAGGTAGTTCTTTAGCAATATATAATGTTAATGCTAATTCATTAATATTTAACGAAGGTGATTATTTTACTGTAAATGGTGAATTGAAGCAAGTAATTACCCCTTGTTGGTCTAATGCTTCTTATCAAGCTGCTGTCAACTTCATGCCACCGTTAAAATATTCTCCTCCTAGTGGTACTAATTTATATGTTGGTAGTATGTTAAATGGTAATGTTGGTGGAATAGCATCTTACAATAGTTTGCAGTATAATTGTGATTTGACTCAAACTTCTGTTTGGAATAATAGCTATTTAACTACTTCTATTGGAGGTATTACAGATCCCTTAGGAGGTTCTAACTGTAGCAAAATTATTCCAACTACTGCAAATATTGGTCACGGTGCTAGTCAAACAGCGCAATGTAAAAAAGGTGTTCCTTACACCATTAGTTGTTATTTTAAAGTTTTAGGAAGTTATAGTTCGTATTATTTACAAATTATAGATAGCGCTTCTAATAATAACAACTATGCTTCTGTATTTTTTACACTAGGTGGGTCTATAAGTAGCCCTAATCAAGTTGGTAATTTCACACTTGTTAGCTATACAATGGCACAAGTTGGAACTACTGGTTGGTATCGTTG